CCTGTGCTGGATCAAAAGCATTAGTTGCCGCAGTATGTCCATCGTCGTATACCACTTCCATTGAACCACTAAACTGGTGTAGTCCTGATTTATAAGTTCTTGCCGCGTCGCCCATGACTGTGTCTTCAATTACATCTTTAGTATGTTCCACTGTCCAAGAGCGAACTTCAGCAACGGTAACTGTTCCCGCTGAATCCTCAGCAGTAATTTCTACCTTACCATTTTCACCTGTATAAGTTGCCATTTTTAGTTCTCCTCTTTAGCATTGTCGGAATCTAAATCCGAAAGTCGTTCACCTTCTGGTGCTGAAACAGACTCAATTGAATCTGCCCAATCTTCTCCAGTTAGTGGATCCCATTCTTCTTCTTCATCCGCTTTGATTGAAGTCACTTGAGCGTCGGCAGTAATTTTGTTTTTACTACTTTTTGCTGGTGACTTTTTTTCTGCCTTTGGTTCTTCATCAAATGTAAAACCAACTGCAAGAAATCTTTCTACACGATCCTCTTCAATCATCTCAAAGGATCCGTCTTTCCACATTTTCACATATTTTGTTTTTGCCATATTATACTGCTCCTTTTGTGAATGAATAGTGAACTTCAGCAATAAGATTAAACTCACCTAGTGGTGGTGTTCTGTCAACAACCTCAATCGTAGTAACGTGTGTAGTTGCCGCTCTTGTTGCTCCTAGTTCTCTATTCCTTTGTGCGTTTAGCGTTTCTTCAATACGTTCAATCAATTCATTACGTTTTTGATCAACGCTTTGAACAAATCCTTTGCGTCCATCGGATCGCACAAAACCTCTTATGTTTATTACTAGCACACCGCGACGATTACCGCCCATTGAATTGTCTTCACGGGTTTCGTTGCCTGAAGTTACTAGTAGTGCTGGGAATTGTTGTAGACTCAGTTTGTCTACATCAAAAGGTTCTCTCGTAACAAGTCTTGGTTTAGGCACATCCATGTCCTCTAAGACTTCTACAATGTTAGATACTATATCTTCTCTGTTGCTCATTTACCTTTTTAGGCGTAGGTAATGAGTAGGTTCCTTTTCTGCGTCAGTAACTGTTCCGCTGGAATCTCTATCATACTCCACACCATCCCTTAAAATGTTGTCGAATTCTTCTGCGTATTCTTTTCTGTAGAACTCCATCTTTCTTTCAAAAATGTCTGGTTCTACTTCAAATTTGGATAGTTTTGGAAATATGTGATGCCCTAGGGCACGGAATACAGTCGCTCTTGTGAGTTGACTTGCTGTGTATAAATTTTCGCTAGGTTCGACTGATCCTGCGAGATACTTGACATCATACGCACCTACCATCTGTGTTGGCCACCATTGAATACGCAAATCTCTAAACACATCATTCTGTGCTTTTGTGATTTCGTCTTCAAAATTAGGAATACCAAAATCTAATATATCAGGTTCGTATTCTTGTATGTCAGAAATAGTTGCTAGTGTTGTCATTAGAGATACTGTCTCCTTATTGTGCTTTAGGTCCTTCCCAAACCACCAAATTGCTTTACTATGTTATTTATAGCATAGAAGAGAAAAGGGCGAATTTCTCCGCCCTTTCCTTGATATTTGGACTATTGTAATTAGATTACAGCAGTTCCGTCTGAAGTGATACCAACACCGTATTGGTCAAATAGTTCACTTACACCATATGCCATTGATCCTACGATCTCTGTAGCACGTAATGAAGCGTCTCTTTGAGTTTCAATTCTCATTGATCTCTTAACCATGTAACCTAATGCGTCTTGTGTCATTACAGCACCAGTGTAAGCACCAGCAGAGTCTGGAGCACCGATGATTGTTGATTCAAATACATCGATTCCTGCGATTCTACCAATGAAACCTTGCTCTAATGCACGGTTACCTACATCACTTAAACTGTGTGACATAGTTGAACCAGCGTTTGTTAATTGAGTCTTGATATCAATTGCTTGATATGGGTGTAACACTGCAACAAATGCACCGTTTTGTTGTGCATTGTTTGCTCTTAATGTTGCCGCCGCTTTGAACAAGTCTTCAACTGTTACTGCCGCACCGATTTTGTCAATGTTGTTTGAAAAACCAGTGAACAATGCCGCTAGGTCAGTGTCAACTTTTTCTGCCATTGCTTGACCAATTTGACGACCTACTGCCGCGGCAGTGTCATCATTTGATGCTTCTTCAAGCAAGTCAGTTACTGTAACCAAAACACCTACTTCTGATGCTGTGATTTCTTTTTTGCTAGTAGCAAAACTAGTGTTAGCAAGATCTGTTCCATCTGCAACTCCTGCCGCCGCTACTGATGGGTAAATTGGCACTTGTGCCGTTAAACCCGGTGTTCCTGTCATATCGTAATTTCTTACAAGAGGACGGATAATTGACTGCTCGTTTAATGTAAACAGAGCAGATTGCATAATGTTAGCGTAAAGAGCATCTGCTCCTGATACGCCACTGTCAAATGCGTTTAGTTCTGGCATGATATTTCTCCTTTATTCAACCAAATTGTTAAACACGGATTCCCTTGTTTCTCATTATTTCTTTATAACGAGCACGATGTTCTGGGTTTTCCATGTTAAGTTTAGTAACATCGTTATCTACCACAGGACTTTGCTTGCCTACACCGTTGCTAGTTCCTGAACCACTTGGTCCTGCACTAACAAAATGCGGGTTTGCTGTAAGGAATTCGTTTACCAAACTAGATACTTTTAATGGTTCACCATTTTCATTGTATCTAACTTGTCCATTTGCATCAACAACATCAACAGTTCCTGCTTCGTTTAATTTAACTTGTCCTTTGAGTAGTTGCACCACTTGTTGTGGATTAACTGCTCTGTTAGAACTTGCTTCATTTAACAAAGCACCGTCAATTTTGATAGAAGACAGTTCGTTTTGGTATTGGTTGATTTTGGAGTTAAACTTTTCTGCCTGCTCCTTCATCAACTTTTCATACTCACCACGCTTTTCCATTTCTGTCTGGCGTGATACTTCTTTTTCTTCTACCAGTTGATTGTAAAGATCCAAATCAACGTTTGAGTATTTCTTTTCAAACTTTGCTTTTTCTCTTGCTACCCTCTCTGCAACAATACGATTTACATCATCTTGTGTAAGAGTATTTTCCTTTACAGTTTCCTGTGTCGCTACCTGCTCTTTAACCTCTGGTTGAGTTGCAGTTGCCTCTGTTTCGTTAACCGCTGTTTCTTGCGTCATATTATCTCCTCTTTATTATGGTTGAGTGTTACCCCTACGCTCTTGTAGTATGCTGTTATTTAGTAAATCTAGTGGTAAAACCGTTTATTTACGGCGTCTTCCACCACGACTTGTCTTCTTTTTCTTTTTTCTTCCACCACGCATTGCCATGATACTCGCTCCTTTTGGTTTAAATGGTAAACGCTTCTTTGGACCCTCACCAATTAATGCGCCACCTGTTGATGTCGAAAATGCAGTCATTCTACACCTTCCCAACTTGGATGTTCTTCAATCTTGCGATTTTTGTAACCATCAAGTATTTCTTTACGTCTACGTTTTAGCAAAGGATATAGTTCTAATAGGTTATTACGCGAACGTATGCCTGCTGTCTTATAACCTTTGGTTTCATAGATGTGTATGTTTTCGTTGTATTCGCCAAGAATGCGTCGTATCTCTTGTTCCGTTTCATTGGTCGCTATCCATGAATCTTTGGGAACATACTTGCCCATTACTCACCTTCTCGCAGTAGTGCCTCTTTGGTGTTGCGAATATCCTGCTGTGTTACTTCTGGATGTAGTTGCAGTATTTGTGCATCTGTATATCCTTCCATAATCATTTCTCTAATATGTGGTTGTTTTGATGCCGCATCTAAAGTAGGATGTTCCATTTCTTCTGACACATCCTCGCCCCGTGTATCTTTTTTCCAATCGTCATACCATTCTTTAACTTCTTCCCATGAACGTTCTGTAATTGTTTCAAGTATCATCTTGTCAATCTTGTCAATAATCATAGGATTGGTTGGTTGTGCTTCTTTCGCCATCTTAAGCATAGCAATATCGTTTGCCTTGTCCTGTATTGAGAATGAGCGTGGATATTCTACCGTGCCATCCCATACTAAACCTTGATACATTGCCCACATGCGCCAAATCTGTTCTTCAGCGTGTTCTAGGTTCATAGCAAAGTCTGCTAGTTTAGCGTTAAGCATTTGGAATTCTGTCTGTAAACCAATACCTGATAAACGTCTACTTTCTACGCTTCTTATACCACCCAAGCAGGCCATTCTATCAATGGCATCAACTTTGTTTTGTATTGATTGTAGAACTGCTTCTATTGACGCACCATCTGGTTGAATCAAATATGGTTTTAGTCCTGGATCCATGCCCTGTGGCATTTGAACGATTGAACCAGCACCAGCACTTGCTTCTGTGTCTACAGTTTTTACAAGTGTAGGATGATTGGTTAATCTAATGATCTGTTCAATTTCTGAATATTCTTCGTAGATCATTTTGGACATGTCAGCAATATCGCCTATGGCAGATACACCTATGCCTCTTATGTTTCCTCGTTGAGCATATACACAGACAGCGGGCACCCTTCCGAGTTGGTTAGGAACAGTTTCTACTAGTTCACCAGTTTTATCTTCGCCGTCTAACATATAAACACTGATTTCATCTGGTGTGTATTCCCTAATATACTGTTTGTCTCTTACAATTTCTTCTTTGACTTTTAGATAAGTCAATTCGTAAAGACCGTTTGGTTGTCTTGTGTATTCCCAGTCCATAACATTGTCTGGGGTGAATAAACTTACGTAAGGTCTAATGCCTTGTTCTAGTTCATCTGCTCTTGTGTATGTTTGTGCG